CACTGGAATATGCAAGAAGGCAAAGAAGCTCTAGTACGTTTCTTACCTGATGGCAATCCCAACAACACATTCTTCTGGGTAGAACGTGCAATGATCAAATTGCCGTTCGCAGGAATCAAAGGTGAAACAGATAGCCGATCAGTACAAGTGCAAGTTCCTTGCGTGGAAATGTACAACGATGGTTCAGTTTGCCCAATCCTGTCTGAAGTGCGTGGTTGGTTTAAAGACAAGAGTCTTGAAGAAATGGGTCGTAAGTATTGGAAAAAGCGTTCATACATTTTCCAAGGTTTCGTTGTTGAAGATCCACTCAAGGAAGACAAACTTCCAGACAATCCTATCCGTAGATTTATCATCGGACCTCAGATCTACGCTATTATCCGTTCAGCATTGATGGATCCAGAGTTGGACGAATTGCCAACAGACTTCTTGAAAGGTCTTGACTTCCGTATTGCTAAGACATCGAAAGGTGGCTTTGCTGACTACTCTACTTCAAAGTGGAGTCGTCGTGAACGTTCATTGACAGATGTTGAATCTGCAGCAGTAGAATCACATGGTCTTTTTGATCTCAGCGGTTTCTTGCCAAAGAAACCCACTGATGTAGAACTCAAGGTCATGAAAGAAATGTTTGAAGCTTCCGTAGATGGTGAAGCCTATGACATGGAACGTTGGGGTCAGTACTTCAAACCAGCAGGCATGAGTCAAGCCACTGGTGATCCTAATAGACCAGCAGCAGCTGCCGCCTCTGTGCCAGACGCTGATGACGAACCAGCTCCTGTAGCTAAGTCTGCTCCAGCAGCCGCTCCAGCAGCTTCAACAGAATCTGCCAGTCGTGCGCAAGATATTCTTGCCATGATTCGCAATCGTCAGAAGTAATTAGACTAAACATAGAGTGTGGGGTAACTCACACTCTATTTCTCAACAGGGCAAAAAATAATGGCAAAAGCATTTGATATTTCTAAATTTAGAAAGTCAATTACTAAATCTATCGACGGTTTAAGTATTGGCTTTAACGACCCAACCGATTGGGTTAGTACAAACAACTACGCATTAAACTATCTTATCAGTGGCGACTTTAAACGAGGTATTCCACTAGGCAAGGTGACTGTGTTTGCTGGTGAATCCGGTGCAGGTAAATCATTTATCTGTTCAGGCAATCTAGTTAAGAATGCACAAGCACAAGGCATCTTCCCAATCTTGATTGATACAGAAAACGCACTTGATGAAAAGTGGTTACACGCACTTGATGTCGACACAAGTCCAGACAAGTTGTTGAAACTTAATATGGCTATGATTGATGATGTGGCAAAGACTATTACAGAATTTGTTGCAGAGTACAAAACAATGCCAGAAGACGAACGTCCTAAAGTATTGTTCATCATTGACTCATTAGGAATGTTACTGACTCCCACCGATGTTAATCAGTTCCAAGCCGGGGATCTTAAAGGTGACATGGGTCGTAAACCTAAAGCACTTACGGCACTGGTTCGTAACTGTGTAAACATGTTTGGATCACTAGGGATTGGCCTAGTTGCAACCAATCACACATATGCAAGTCAGGATATGTTTGATCCTGATGACAAGATCAGCGGCGGCCAAGGTTTTATCTATGCAAGCTCTATTGTGGTTGCTATGCGTAAACTAAAGTTGAAACTTGATGCAGACGGTAATAAGACTACAACTGTTCAAGGTATTCGTGCAGCTTGTAAGATTATGAAAACACGTTACGCAAAACCGTTTGAAAGTGTACAGGTTGAGATTCCTTATGAAACAGGTATGAGTCCATATAGTGGATTAGTCGACCTGTTCGAAGCCAAAGGCATGCTCAAGAAAGAAGGTAACAGCCTTGTCTACACTACCAAAGACGGTGAGATCATCAAGCAGTTCCGCAAGGCCTGGGAACGCAATGAGAAAGACGGGTTAGACATTGCCATGGAGGACATTTCAAAACATGGCGAAATTTCCGCTTCAGAGATAACTACTATTGTTGAACCTGAAACGGAGATTACTGAATGAAAGAAGATTTAATTGCCGACCTCTGGCATGTGGTAATTGGACACATCCCCGAAAAACATAGACCGGATGTAGCTACTGATTTTGTAAACACATTGCTAGACTACGGTATTAAAGAAAGTGTCTTAGACAGTCTGCAAGGAGTAGATCCTTTTCTCGACGAAGCTATTACATATGCTATCGACGGCGAAGAGATCGATGATGACACAGACAGCTACGATGAAGAGGAATAAATGAATTGGTACGACAAGGTTAGTAAAGATATAAGCAACATTCCAGATGCTGCGGCCTATTATGAAGCTGAGTTAATCGAAGCAAAACAAGATGTCCGCATAGCGGGAAACATCGAGAAGGCAAGTTCGCAAATGCCTGGCATCGTGGAAGAACGCTTTAATCAACTTCAAGAAATTGAAGGTATCCTTGAGTACTTAAACATCGAACTTCGTAGACTTCGCAGTCAACACTTTCGCAAGTATTTGGAAAACTATCAACGAGCTTTATCTTCGAGGGACTGTGAAAAGTTCGTAGAAGGTGAAGCTGACGTTGTAGACTTTGAAAAAATTATCAACGACTTTGCTCTACTGCGTAACAAGTGGTTGGGTATTATCAAGGCACTTGATCAGAAACAATGGCATCTCAGCAACATTGTTAAACTACGAGTATCCGGCCTAGAAGACGCCAGTCTTTAAATACTGCATAATATACGCAGATAAATATCTGCATGAAAAACATTGTTTTAATCACTGGTGGTTTCGATCCACTACATTCCGGGCATATTGCCTACTTCAAAGCAGCTAAAGTGTTAGGAGACATCCTTGTTGTTGGTGTTAACTCAGATGCATGGTTAACACGCAAGAAAGGGGCTCCTTTCATGCCCTACACAGAACGTGCAGCTATTGTGCGTAATATTGTAGGTGTAGACTTTGTTATTAACTTCAATGACGACGATGGCAGTGCAAGACATGCTATTCATATGGTTCGTCAAAGTTATCCACAAGATAAAATCATATTTGCCAACGGCGGCGATCGAACCAACACTAATAGCCCAGAAATGTCTGTTGTTGATAGTAACTTAGAATTTGTGTTTGGTGTAGGTGGCGAAAATAAAATGAATTCTAGTTCTTGGATATTACAAGAATGGAAAGCTCCAAAAACTAAACGCCAGTGGGGTTACTATCGTGTGCTACACGAAGTCTCGGGCATGAAAGTTAAAGAACTCACTGTTGAGCCTGGCAAAAGTTTAAGCATGCAACGGCATAACCTCCGTGCAGAATATTGGATTGTCAGTGAAGGTGAAGCTGTGGTTAACAGACAAATGGAGAGCGGGTATTCGTTACCATCTGTACATTTACAACAGCACGTTGAGTATAGAGTACCAGTAAAAGAATGGCATCAATTGACTAATCCGTATGACGTGCCGGTAAAGGTAGTTGAAATACAATACGGTGAACAGTGTATCGAAGAGGACATCGAACGTAAATGAAAGATCATCAATTTAAACTTTTTGAAAATCTTTTAGACGAAGTTATTCCTAGTAGCATAGCTGAAATTGGTGTGCATAACGGCAATACAGCTAGACAACTGATATCACACTCTTTAAAAAACAACGATCGGTCTATTACATATACAGGGTATGATGCGTTTGATTTATTGATAGATCATGATTCCGAATTAAACGGAAAAGGATCAGTTAACAAAGAAAGACTAACAATTAAACTCGCCAAAACACAAGCAAAATTTTTAAATCGAGTAACTATTGAAATTATTGAAGGATGGACTAGAGACACGTTGGTTACACCAAGAAAATTTGATTTTGTTTATATTGATGCCGGCCATAGTTATGAATCAGTAAAACACGATTATGAAATGCTAAAAGAAAGTAAAATGATAGTGTTTGATGATTACGACATGCCAGGAGTTAAACAATTATTAGATGAAATTGCAGCAACTAAAAAAATTGAATATGCACAGAATACTGAATATTCTAGAGCGGTTGCTATTATTAGAAACTATGAGTAATTGGATTTTTTTAAGCAAGGGCGGTGAGGACGAATATATTAATATGTTTGCCAAAGGATGTAATCAACAAATAATCTCCGATACAGATTTTCGTTACGACGCCAGCAGCGACCCTTTGGTATTACGAGGAATCCTCAAACACAAAATAATGAAACGCTGTTGGAAAGACGGCCGAACGTTTTATTATATAGACACTGGATATTTTGGAAACGAACGTACTGATGCAAATCCAAACGGATGGAAATACTGGCATCGCATTGTAAAAAATGATCTACAGCACGGAGAAATTATTTCTAGGCCAGGCGATAGATTTAAACAGTTTAATAAAAAGTTTACACCGTGGAAGAAAGATGGACGTAAGATTCTTGTAGCGGCACCCGATGAAAAGCCCTGCAAGTTTTACAGCATTACCAAAGACGATTGGGTTAGACAAACAGTAGAAACTATTAAGAAGTATACTGATCGCCCAGTGGAAGTTAGAGAACGTGCGGCCAAACGCATTGACAGAATAGCCAACGACACTCTTCAAAATGCATTAGATAATGATGTATTTGCTCTTGTAACATACAACAGTGTAGCAGCAATAGAGAGCATATTTCACGGAATTCCAGCATTTACAATGGCACCATCTAATGCCGCAAGTCCTGTAGCATTGCAAGATCTCAGTCAGATAAACACCCCATACTATGCCGACAGTGATAAATTATATGCATGGGCCTGCCACTTGTCATATGGACAATTTCATATCGATGAACTTAAAAACGGAACAGCAAAGAGAATATTAACAAATGAACAATAACATTATACCGGTTTACGTAGGCTACGACCCTAGAGAAAATTTAGCATACGAAGTGTGTAAATATTCTCTAGAAAAACATTCCCCTGGAATCGAAGTAATCCCATTAAAACAACAGCAATTAAGAGTTGAAGAAAAATATTGGAGAGCTGCTGATCCGTTGTCCAGCACAGAATTTACATTTACTAGATTTTTAGTGCCACATCTCACAGGGTACGAGGGCTGGGCAGTATTTTGTGACTGTGACTTTGTATGGACTGTGGATATTGCAGAATTGATTACACATGCAGATCCGAAATACGCGGTGATGGTAGTAAAACATAATCACACACCATCAGAAGACACAAAGATGGACGGCTGCAAACAAACCCAATATCCGAGAAAAAATTGGAGTTCGATGATACTTTGGAACTGTAGCCATCCTTCTAATCAATCGTTAGATCTAGAGTTAGTCAATACAGAATCGGGGCAGTATCTACATAGATTCAGCTGGCTGCAGGATCACGAAATTGGAGAACTCAGCGCCGAATGGAATTGGTTAGTGGGCTGGAATAAGGAATCGTCAGACGGTGCTCCGAAGGTGTATCATTGGACTCAAGGCGGACCGTGGTTCAAGGATTATAGAAATTGTGAATACGCTGACCTCTGGTGGGACTATTGCGTTGAAACTTCTGAAAATCTCAGCCAAAATCAAAATAAATCAAGCACAGCTATAACTTGGGTAACTTGTTTGTCTAGGGACTACTGGAATGAAATTGGAGAATTAACATTGCCGAGCTGGGATCAGCTACCTGGCGAAGTTGTAATAGTGTGGGATGACAAACCTGTCGAGTTAGGGTTTGGAAAGAATTATAATTTTTTTAAAGATGTTGCATCACCAACAGATCCATGGTTAGCTGAAGCTATGGGAACCTATAAGTCAGATAGATTTTGGAAAAAAAGTCGTGTACAGATCTGGGCCGCAAGAAAATTTCAAGGATTGGTTGTTTGGTTAGACGCTGATATTAGAGTCGATCAAGCTATATCAAAACAACAGGCAATAAATCTATTACATCCCCAAGACAAGGTTGCCGGCACATTGATTGCCGGAGGGGAATGGGACATCGACACCGGAGTTGTAGCTTTTAATACTAAACATGAAAATTTTGAAAAGTTTATCAGAAAGTTTTCGTTAATGTGGTATGATGGCGGTATTTTTAAAATCCCAATGCCTTACGATCATATTGCATTAGCAGATGTTGCTAAATCTATTCCTATTGCTACCTATGTTACCCCTCTTAACAAATGGAAAACAACTCCCGATTGTGAACCCGATCATATCAACAGATATTTTGTTCAAAATAGTTCACTTGCTGAATATTTTACACATTTCCTTGGCATTGATAACAAGACAACCTACAGTAATACTGTTCGAGGGGAAGCTAAAAAGTTAAAATCCCAAAAAGAGAAAAAGAAGTGAAAGTAGTTTCTTATCTGGCCACCGTTCCTCCTGGAAATAAAAATCCAGAAAAAGAAAATATACTACGATACTTTGTACAGGGTGTAAACGTAGTCGGTGACCAGGGAATACTGAGTAATCAACCAACTTTGTTAGACTGTGATGTTGCAGTAATTCAAGGTTGGGTTCACGAAGGATCAAAGAATTCTACACATCTAATGTTTAGAAAATCAATAATTGATAAACAACACAGAGATCGCAAGCATGTGTTAATTGCTGACAGTAATTTGTTTTTGTATGCAGATAAAACTAATCCCCATCATTATCTGCGATATAGTTTTGACGGTGTATTTCCAACTACCGGAAATTATTTCAATTCGATAGTTGACCCGTCTCGCTGGCAGCAGATCAGCAAAGATCATAGAATAAATTTAAAGCCTTGGAGAACACAAGGTAACCATATTCTAATCTGTACACAACGTAATGGTGGCTGGTCGATGAAAGGGTTTGATGTTGTTGAGTGGTTAGAAAAAACTGTTACTGAGATTCGAAAATATACTACCCGACCTATTATTGTACGAGCACACCCCGGCGATAAAAACGCAATTAACTATTTAAATTCTAAAGATCCAAGATGGACAATCAGTAGTGCTGAAAAAATCACTGACGATTTTATAAATGCATGGGCTGTTATAACATATAACAGTTCTCCCGGTGTGGCGGCAGTAATCGAAGGGATTCCGATATTTGTTACTGATCCTACTCCACAGATGAGTCAAGCATTTGCTGTTGCTAATACTAATTTAGCAACCATCGAATTGCCGGTTATGCCCGATAGAGAATCTTGGGTCAATGGCATATCAATGTGCCATTGGAATTTTTTAGAGCTAAGTAATGGTATTGCATGGAGAAATATAAAACAATATGTCTAATTTAATAACAATAAACGATTTTAAAAAATGTTCGCAGGCAAGACAAGATCATTTTGCTTTTAGCACGACGGGAACTAACGGAACTTATATAGAAATTGGAGCAAATCGTCCAGCAAAAGGCAGTAACACATATAATTTAGAAGTAGTTGCCGGTTGGAAAGGATTTTCAGTAGAATTAGATTCTAAATATAAAAAAGATTGGGACGTCTGTGTAGAAAGAAAAAATACGGTGTATTGGGAAGATGCAATAACATTTGATTACGAAAAAGCACTCATAAGCAATTCGTTACCTAAGCATATAAATTATCTTTCTTGCGACATCGAACCGCCAGTAAATACTTTTTCAGCATTAAAGCGTGTGATAGAACAAGGAATTAGTTTTGATTTTATCTCGTTTGAACACGATAGATATCAGAGCGATAAAGATTTTCACACCATAGCCAACAATTTTTTGTCCGGGTACGGTTATAAAATTGCAGTGTACGATGTGTATTTTAAAAATAATCCGTCTAATGTATTTGAAACTTGGTTTATTAAAAACACTATCGATTTCGATACCGTATCGTATTCAGAATGGTTGACTACTCTATAATCGCATTCCGGGAAATACTGTAGTTTTAACCTTTTCATTATCGTTATCGACAGCATCAAATAATTCAAAAGGTAAGTTTAATTTTTTACAAAGATCTGCCATTGCTTTAGTGTCTTTGGGTAAACAAATCCCACCGTATCCTCTCAGATCCGGTCCGCATTTTAAATAATCAGGACTCGACGTTCCGCGCAATAAAAATGTTTCTAATATTTTTGAATAATCAGAATTCATTTTTTCGCAAATTTCGTACATGACATTTGCGAAAGTTACTCGCACAGCGTTAAATGTATTAGAATAATATTTAAGAATTTCTGCCTCTGTAGGAGTCATTCTAATTTTATTTTTTGGTATCCACCCGTGTGCTTCGCTGACTTTATGCCAAGCGCGATCTGTATGACATCCCACAGCAAGTATATCGTGATTTCTAACAAAATCTTCAAGAGCAGATCTTTCTCTTAAAAATTCAGGAACAAAACAAATATCGTAGTCTTTATATTGATCAATTATGCTTTGTGTAGTTCCGGGGACTGATGTAGATTTAAGAGCAATAACTCCGGTATAATTTTTTGATTTTAACTCATTGATGGTATTTTTTACAATGGAAAGATCGCATTCGCCGTTAGGTCCTTCTGGAGTTGGTACACATATAAACACAAGTTCTGTATCGATTATTTGATCGATCGAAGTATTAAATTTTGGATCGTGTGCTATCACATCGTGACCTAGCATTCTAAATCCTTCGCCGCATGCGCTACCTACAACGCCCCATCCGATTACGCCTATTTTCATTTGATATCCTCCAATGTTAATTTTAATCCTTGCACTAAATCAATTTTAGGTTCCCAGTTAATCAGCGATTTGAGTAACGAAATATCGGGACATCTTCTGGCCACTGAACCTGTTTTGCCTTCTACCGGAATTAACGGTAAATTTATTTTTAATTCTTTTGATATAATTTCTGCAATTTCTAAGATCGATGATTCTTTTCCAGTGCC